GACATACACCATCTTCACCATCCTTACCATCTTGACCTGCCGAACCTGCTGCTCCTGCTGCTCCTGCTGCTCCTGCTGCTCCTGCTGCTCCTGCTGCACCCGCAGGGCCTGCTGCTCCTGCTGCACCTGCTGCACCTGCTGCTCCTTGTATTACATCAGGTAGTTTTGGTATTTGAATTCTATCTAATGCACTTAAATCTATTTCTAAATCAGGAGTTTTACATCCCGAATCAATTTCAAATCTTGGTATCCATTCGGAAGTTTTATCTGCACACGAATCTGTTATTTCAAAAGATTCAAACTCAGAAGGTTCTATAACAAATACACCTTGTATATACTTATTTCTTTCTACAAGCATTACTTGTAATGTTTTTGTATTAGGTATAGAACACACACAATTACCTTTAGTTACGAAGTATACTTGTTGGTCACATGCTGAACTTACTGATACTCCATTTGCTACCCTGAAGAATGTTCCTATTGGATATATTGTTTCGGGATTGCCAAACTCAGAATCTACAAAATAAGAAAAACTTGAATCTACATATGAATTTAATTCATTATCCAATATTATCCTTTTCTCAGGTAATATTCTATAATAATTTGGTATTAACTCTAGTGAATTATCTTGTAATTTATTATAATTTATATTTACTACATTCGTCCCGAAATTATTTTTCTCTACAAATATTTTATCTAGGTAAAACAATTCTTCATCGGTATACTTATCTCCAACATTATCATATTGAAGTATTATATTTGATGCATTATCTTGATTTGTTTTAGCTATGTCTTTTCTAGGTTCTAAGCTATTAGTATATAATTTTTCTTTATTGTATGTAATATTTTTTAAATAGACATACTTTAAATCAAAATCAAACATTGGAGGTAATGGCATTGGTCTATACCCTGTATCTATAGGTAGTTGAGTTGAATTAGTATTAGATTCACTAATCCCACAATCTACGCAATCATTAAGTACTTCCAAATTATCCTTATCCATGTTATCTCACTACTTTAAAATAAAATCCTTCATCAATTATATGTTCTGTAAATTTTTTATTATTTACAACTTTAAATACTATTTTATAAAATCTTTCGGGAAGTAAACTTTCCATATTTATATTAAAATAATTACCTTCAGAATCAATACTTAATCTAGTTGACCCTGTATCAAAAGGTATTATAAAATCATCAGTCACACTATCTTGTATAGCATAAAAAGATGAGGTTGGTAATCTTTTAAAATTTAAATAATTATTAGTTGTTGAATAATCTAATGTAGGATATTTATCTCTACTTAAAATTCTAAATCTATATTTTGAATTTGTACGGTAATTCTTTTTTATATTACTAACCATAACTTCAAAATTATCAGAAACTTCACTTATACTGCTACTTTGTGATATATCACTATCGTCCCACGTTATTTCTAACTTAGGAATGTATATTGTATGTGTATCCGTGCTAAAAAATCTTATTGCTCCTTTATAATCACTACTAAACTCATCAGCCGATGTTCTCTTTACTATAAAACCATTATTTGCTATACTACCGCTTAACCATTTATGAACTATATTAGTAACATTTATTTTTATATCAGGATTTTTAGTATAATTGAAATTTTGCGAAGCGAAGAAAGCTGAACCTGTGTACCAAGTTCCTCCTCCTGAGTTTGTAGAGAAAGAACCTGTTGTTCCACTTGTAAATGAATTATTTATCCAAGTTAGACCATTTCCATCATAATATCCATTTCTATAAGTCCAACTTGCCCCTGTAGTAATTTCAGGGTAGTCATTATAATGTCCTACACCATTTTCCCAAGATTGAGATACGGCAAATAGATGAATATCATAATCTATGGGTAAGTCCGAAGCGTCTGTTGCTTTTAACGATACATGATACTTAGCTCTTCTTGAAACTACATTCGATGCTATTAAACTAATTAAATGATTTATATCAAATTTTAAAAGTATTCTTGAATTATATGTACCATCATAATAGAAATCATTCTCATCAGGAACACTTTCAACATACTTTATTAATTCTAATACTTGGTCAATACCCGCATTCCTACGAAAATTCTTTTCATATAATGTGGTGTCTCTTGTTGCATAAATGGCATGATACATAATTAATAATTTACTACTCTACCTCTAATGTCCTTATTTGGATATTTAACTTCAAAAATACTTTGGTCTAATGATGTGTATATTATATTCCTTTTTGTTGCTGAATCTATGTCATAAACATTGCCTGAATATCCTAGCGTTACATCATATAGATTAAAAATACTTAAATTTGTTACAGATATTACTCCCTCAACTTGAGAAATTTCTTTCATTACACTATTCTTAAATATAGGTTTACCTATACCCATTTTCTCTATATCAAAATAATCTTTCAAACTTTTTATACACCTTAACAAAACTTCATTACTATTATATACTTCATCAACTATTATTTCGAAATCAACACCTATATTAATTATAAATGCATCTCTAATACTTACAGAATCTGTCATAATTCTGTATTCTTTTAGATAATTCAATAAATTAAACTTAACGGCATCATTTAATACTGCTAAATTCTTATTTTCATCATATCCTAAACAATGCAAATTAATTCCAAAATAATTTATATTCTGAATATCCATAGAATTATCTAAGTATTGGTCATCTAAGTCAACACATACTTTAGCTATAGCCCCAAATTTAACAGGCATGGAATATACTCTTACTATATAGTCATCTCTAGTAACAGCTCTATTCTGTGATGCAAAATTAGCTAAAGCTTCTCTCCTGACATCTTCAACACTTCTTCTTGACAATCCTCCACTTGCAGGTTTTGGATTGTTAATAGCTACACTATCTAGTACAGCATTATATATTTGAGAATCTAAATTAGATTGAGGTGTTGTTATGTTTGACTGAACTATTGTCGATATACTATTTGCCCCTACATTATCCTCAACTCCACCACCAACTGTGTACCTCACAGTTAAAGTTGTATTTGCAGGTGATTTACCATAGGTCTTAGTATATAAGAAATTTTTAGGGTCTATACTTAAATCTACTGCTCTTTCGAAATAATCTAAACCAAAACCAACATTAAATGGATTCGGAATTATTTCCTCGTCATATTCAGAACTAACTCCTGAACCAAATTGTATTTCAAATCTATTGTTTTCTCTAAGTCTTGTTACAAATCTTCTCTCAGTTTGCTTGAATTGAATCAAATACGGAGCAGTCGACCTATATTTTGCTAGATGTGAATCATTATATGGTAAATTAGGTACTGATATTGGGACTAAATCTTGTGCTAAATAAGGTGTTTCATACCATTTATTATTATTAGAATCATATATATCTACAATTTCTAAAACATCGAGTTGTGGTAATACTATTTTATCATAGGGTTTCGGTGAGTCGAAATTATAACTTGCAGTCAATATTTCTCCCGATACTGCCTTAACATTTTTCTTTAGTAAAAAATACTCAACCTCACCTGTGTTATCTAATGAGTATACGGTTATTTCAGTTGAATCAAATGAAGAACTATATGAAAAATCAACACTGTCAATGGTTCTGAAAGTTTTATTCGATTCAGAACTAACAATCATATTTGAATCTATCTGTAAACAATATCTAAAATCAGGAACTACAGAAGTACCATTATTTATAGATGGTACTAGTTGAAATACATCTAAATCAACTGATGCAGGTGTTCTAAACTTAGGTTTATACCCTAATGAATGAGCTATGTTAAATAAATTTTGATTCTCTTCTACAGTTAGCAAGAGAGACTCTCGTAACTGTATATCAGTATAGAATGAGAGTATGTCTCCTGTAGCTGCTGCTAATTCCATGAACATCATGCCGGGCGATGATTCATTGAAATCATTGTAAGTATCAGGAAAGTAATTTTTAGTATAATCTATAAGCTCTTGCCTAATCTCTCCGAAATCCTTATTGAGATACTTTATATCCTTCCTTATATTATTATTAATCAGTTTTGAACTCATATATTATTCTATTTCGAAATTAACCACACCTGAATCTATAAAAATTGTGATGCTTCTATTAGCACCTATATTAGTTACTCTAAAAAATATTTTAATTTGTACATTATGCTCAGAATAACTATCAGGAAATGCAATATCGCTTTCAGATATAACTTGCACCGAATCTAATAATATATAAGGCAACCAATATTCAATATCACTTATTACAGATACTCTCAAAGACTCCCTAGCTTCAATACTGTTTTGTTCAAATAAAAATTCAGGGATACTTGAACCAAAATTAGGCTGCATTAATCTTTCTCCTTTTGTTGTCAAAAGTAAATTAACTAAATTTGATATAGCTTGTTCTTCGGTTGAGTATGATAATCTAAAAGTTTTTACAACTCCTTTTCTATTTATCTGCTTTGGATATTGAATGTCGACCAATACAGCATCTCCATTAAACGGTAGCAGTATGCCAACAGCTCTATCATTTATAAAGTTTGATTCATATGCTCTAAATACTGTTGGTACTGCCATTATTTATTTTTTATTCATTTTTTTTATCAATTCAGAATAATCCTTAGTTAATGCTTTATAAACTCCTTCTGTCTTAGGATTTGTACCTAATTTAGATAATACATTTGAATTTAATATAGATTTACTTCCCTCTTGTTCTTCTTCAGGGTACTCCATACCTTCTGTAATAATCCCCATCAAACCACTAAATTTTTGCCTAAAGTTTTTCTTTTCAATATCAATATTAGATTCTTTAAGTTTTACTTCAGGTTTATCACGAATCGTACTATTAGTTGTTCTTGAAACGACTGAAGATTTAGATTCATTTAATCTTGACTCTAATCTATCAAAATAATAATCTAACTCTTCTCTTATTATTTTTCTTAATTTTGATTCTACCGAGCTCTTTTCCATTATAACAGTTTAATATAAATAGGTTATTTAATTAAAATTTACTTCATTAGTTAATTTTTTTATTTCAGTATTGTATAATATATCATCTCCCGAACATTTTTTGTTCATTAATATATTAGATAAACACTCACCGTCAGCTAATATATCAGGTGTTAATATTGATTCATCATTTACTACATAATTATTATCAACTATTTTATCTAGTATATACCAACCTTTACATGAATCATCATTACCTATAAGTAATAGTAATATATATTTTACTTCTAATGTTAAACCCGTTAATGCTACGAATTTTTTTGCTGATAGTTCATATAAATATCCATTACATGTATTTTTTGAATTAACTAACTTAACATTTAAATTTTTGTTATCTAAATTATTTTGAGAATTATCTTCAGACTCTTTTTCTTCTTGTTTAGTTGTTATTCCATCACCATCGCATTTGATTTGTTTACCATTTGTATCAACTATGATTCCACATCCTGACAGCGGTAGTCCGCAATCTGCGTTTATAAATTCAGGTAAATCTTTCTCAGGGTCATAATCTAATTCTATATCTTTAGAATTTACAGTATTCAATAATTTTATAGAATCTTTTCTTGTTTGTATATCGTATGAATCTTGTCCCGCAATAAACCCATCTAACGGTATTGTTGGAGAATCAGGGTTAGCATTTGCGTTTGGATTTCCTCCTCCTGAACCTAATAGTCTCCTTGATATAGCATACGGGATTATATTATTTATACCAAAGTCATGAACATCTAACCTAGGTTCGGGAGGTGCTATGAACATGCTAGGGGGGAGTAATTCAAATCGCAATGATAGTAAATATGTTTTCAATACTTCAACCAAATTAGTTGCAGGCCCTGTCGGGCCGAACGGTGTGGCAAATACTGCCATTGCTGAAGTTAAGTCTTTTAATTGCTTTGCCAACTCTTGAACTCTATTTACTAATTCATCAAAATCAACATCATGCTCATCTGTAGTTATAAAAAACTTTCTTGCCTCTAATATAACTTTATCATTTGCTATTAAAAATATATTGTCCTTTTTTGCGTTTAAAACAATTCTTGAGGTATCTAGTAATATTTGAGGTTTATCAAAGTTAGGTATTCCTTTTGTCTCAAATCTTCTTGCTCTACCTAATCGTACTTTAGTATATTTTTGAGATATTCCCCCAAAAATTCCTGTGAAATTATTAGATAGATTTTCTACTCTATATTTTTGACTTTTAGTATTTTTAGTTTGACTTTTATTTCCCGATATTTCAACAACATCCTCATTTATAGGTCTTTTTTTAGGAGGGTCAGGCGGTTCTAATGTCATAGAAAATGTTGGGTCTCCTAGCTTAGTATCCTTATGGTGTTGTGGTTTTTTATAATATTGTGAATTATTTGACGTACCGATACCTAATCTTATGGATGAACCTCCCCTGTTCTGTATTATCAAGTCTCCTTCATAAGGTTGTAATGGTGCAAGAGGTCTACAGGGAAATGCAAACGTATTACCGGGCGGGAAGGGATTATCCCTCATCAATGTACCACTTTGTTTATTAGTAGTTCTCTGAGTTAAAGCATGTAATTGATTTATAACAGAATCATCTGTAGAATTTAATGGATATGGTAAGTAGTAGTATGTTATATTCTTGGTTTTAGGGCCTGATTCATCCTTAGACGGTGCTTTCAATAACACAACTAATTCTCCGTTCAATGGGATAAAAGTATAATTTAAAGTTATAGGTCTTGCATATACATCTTTTAAATTCTCAACATCTGTATTAGCTATTAATCTAACTTTGATACTTCCTAAAGGCATTATATCCCCATCCGAATTTTTTGAATTATCATTATATGTTAACTTACCTGTTTGAATTACTTCACCTAATATTATTGACATCTATATTTATTTTAATAAATTATTAGGAGGATAATCAACTAGTAATTGTTTCTTTTCTTCTTCTGAGAGAATATACATTTCAGTTGTTCCTGATGATTTTTGAGTACTCGCTACAGACCTTTGGAATATTCCTGCCATCTTTAGTAGATGGTCATCGTTCTTAATTGATAAATCGATGTAATCTCTAAGAATAGGGCCGATTGTTGAAGCATCCTCAGCACTATTTATCATGCCTTCTATATTCTCAACCAACCTAGATATCATTTGCTCTTTCTCTTTTGTAGTTATGTAAATGTCTTTCATCAAATCCGAAAAAGACATTTTATCAAATACTATAGAATCATTGTTACTGCCCATATCTACATTTATATATAAATACTAATAAATATTACTTTTTAAAATATTCATTCATAGAATTATTAAAATATTTTTTTAGTATATTAATAACTTTTGTTATTTTCTGAGTCTTAATTCCTGTTCTTTCTCGTATTATGTAATATATTGCTTTCTTGTTAAATACATCTAGTATATTTCTCATTTTGAATAATTCCAATATAGAATCAGCAATGGCAATTTCATCATTATTCTTAAATATTGTATATATTTTGAGATACATATCATCTACCCACTTATCTACAAATATGTGAAGGTCTTCTCTATAGTCATTCTGATAAACTTCGTATACTATATCTCTCTCCTCGTCAACTTCTACTAAGTCAACCATTTGTTTTCTCTTACTATAATTTTTGGTATTGAGAGCAATCAGGTAGTTTCTTCCTGCAACTGTATAGTATGAATATGCTTTACCCGCTGATTGGGAATAGTTAGGTAACTTTTCTGTTAGGAATGATACAACATCATGTTTTAAGTCCTCAAATTCTAAATTTATATAAGGACACTTATAAGTATTTATTAAATTTTCAGCTAACTTATCTAATGATGGATAAATTTCTTTAGTGTATATTAAATGTTTTTCTTTTATACTTTCTGAAATATTGTACTTAATTATAGCACTATCTACATCTAATGTAAAATAATCTTTATTCGATGTCTTCTTCGGCATTGGATTCTATTGTTTTCAAAAAATCGTTAACAATTTTGAAAGAATCCTCAATAATGCTTTTTATAGTGTTAAATACAAAACCAACTTCGTCATCAGACTCAAAAGAACCTCTCCTATCTATTTCTTTCAAGTGAGTGTAATCAATATGAAGTCTTGTATTTAAATTACTAATGAATGATATTAACTCATCATTATCAGCCTCCAACTCATCTAGGGCATCCCCTAGACGAGCTATCTTACTTAAATTTACATAAATTACATAAAAACAAACTATGTTCAATGTTATTAATATTGCTATAATCATAACTGTTATTTTTTAGAATTGTCAAACAATTGTTTAAAATCATCTAAAGCACTATTGGATTCTTTAATAATATTATTCTTTTCTTTATTCTTACTATTTTTCCAAGTCGCATATTCATACTTAGAAGCCATTAAATCAGCCATATGTATGATATACTGTAAATTTGTTCTGAGTGATGCACTCTCACTCCTAGCTATGAAATAAGCCTTATTACCCTCCTCGTATAACCCATCATGTATTTTGATTCCTAGATATTCCTCCCAAGAAACAGAAACATTAAATTTTTGTAAAGTATATAAACTTAAATCAGGAACTAAATTAAATGGTATATTGTCATTAGTTTTATAAATCTTACCCATATTTTTTCTATGCCACTCACTGTCATTTGGGATATACTTCTCTCTGCCTTCCCCGATAAATCCTAATTTACCTAAATCATGATTCATAGCAACAAAAACCAAATTAGATTTTGTGAATCCTGATAGGTCTTGATTTGTTTGCTCATAAAAATCATACATTTTCAAGGAAAAATCAATTACTCGTAAAACATGGTCAATGTACCCACCTACAAAAGCATTGTGGTAGTACTCAATAGAACTTGCGGGTGCTAGAACTAATCTATTCCCGAATGAATCATACATTTTCTTTAGAGAATCAGCTCTATCGACTAAGTATGTATCGATGTAGTTGATAAATTCTGAATACTGTACTTCAAGATTTTTAGTGTCCATAACTTTTTGTTTTTACTTTTTTGTTTTTTTATACCAAGTTTTGATATCCTCATCAGTCATATCCTGAAACTCTTCAGGGGTTAATAACGCATAATTTTGCTTATTGTTTTCGGTTTTGTCATATATTATTTCTTCGTATACAGGTTCTATAATTAATTCATCAATATTCTCTTTTGTCAATACTTTATTTCCGTTATCAACTATTTTGAATATTGGTTTAGGTTTGGTAACTACAGATACTTTATAGTTTTTAATCTTTGACTCATCCGTGATAAACTCATCTTGCACAATAAAGTCATCTAGTTTATTGTGCATTTTATGGTTTATTATATTTTTTTTTTGATACTAGCTTCTTCCGTATTTTTATTAGTGCTTTTCTTAGTACTTTTCTTAGCGTTCTTTTTAATTTTGTTATTCGAAGTTACTTCTTCGTAAGCTTGGGTAATATCTGTTTCCTCATCTTTTAGGATATCTAATATATCTGAATTATTTCTAGCAAAATCATCTTTTTTAGTAGACTTGGAAAGATTGTTAACTAAGTAACTTACTGTAATAACTAAGGTTATAGCAAATGGGTCGAATACAAATATAATCATTAATATGAAATAATTCATAAGATTATCCATAGGTAAGTTAGTAACTTTACTCAAATATATGATAGGGCCTAATTCAGCTGCTGCATCATTATTTGTTTCCATATTTAGTATACTAATCTCGAAACCATCAACTTGTGAGGATATCTCTTCTATCTTATCTGATACATTGTCTCTTCTTTTTGTAGCATCATTTAACTGAGATTCTAATGATTTACGAGTTTCTGAAGATGATGATGTTACCTTCTCCCCCGATTTTTTATCAATATAGGAAACCATTGTTCCATTAGATAATCCATTTCTTAACTCAGTAATATCTTTTATTATGGACTCCTTCTCGTCTTCTAATGATTTTAACCTCGTTGTAAGATTGTTGGATTTAGCTCTTACTATATTTATTTTACTTTCTGCAATATTATTTTTATTGGAAGTTATCTGATATGCATTAGATAAAAATCCATAAATTCCTGCTGAAGTTATTAGCATTAAAACTACTATAGCAATTGAAAGATAGGTCTTAAGAGACGTTGGAAGTATATCTTTATTTTGATGTAGTGAATATGCTGCAATAAGTTTAGAACCCTCCAATACTGAAGCCATGATAATTACCGATACTCCTGCTCCTGCAAAAACTTTACTTAATCCGTAAACAGAAAAAAAAGCAGCTGATGCAGATAAAAGTAGAGCTGATAAAGCTACTAAGAATAATACGAATTTTTCCTTTACCATAATGACATAAAAAATAATGATTGTTTTAAGTCCTTTTCCATAGTTTCTAATAACTCTAATAACTTGGACTCATTCATTTGCTTGTTATGAATACTTCTTTTGATGTTAGAAATCATATCTGAAACTTCAAGTATTTTAGCTTCAGCATTTCCTTTATAAGTTTCCTTAATCATATTAAAAAATATTTAAACTCATATATAATACATTTTATTTTTGTAATTGTTTCTAATACTCTATAAATATATTTCAGTAATATTATATAAAATTATACTATCTATGCTTTTTTAGATTCTTCAGCATCATTAGGAGTCATTTTCGTGATATTCTTACTATTCATATAACCAAGTACTCTACGTATTTTTTTACCATACTCACTATTCCTATGCCACACTTTAACTGCATCTTCAATAGTCATCATAGTAACCTTAGTTACAAATGAACCTATCTCAGGGTCATCAAAATCTTTCATATTTTCAATCGTAATTGGCTGTTCTTGATTTAATTCATTGTCATTCGCAGGTATCCATTTACCTTTTACTATATCCCAAACTGAAAATTCAGTTCTTTTTATTGTAGGGATATCTCTATTATAATTTACGACAATTTTTGATTTAATAATAGAACCTCCAACTACTTCTTTATATTCTTTTGAAAATGGTATCTTAGTTCTAATATCTCCTCCTGAATATAGAAATGCTTGTAAATCAAGATTAGGTTCATAATCCATACTTGCAGTTATGCCATAAATCTCAAATGGGTTTTTAGTTATACCCAATTTAGCAAGTAGATTTTTAAGTAATTTTCCTTGCTGACTTGAACCTTTCATACGAGATACTATATCATCTAAAAATCCTTCATTTATATTATCAGAAGATTTTACATATTTACCTTCTTTGATAATTCCTGCCAATTTTTGAATTCTTAGAATTTCTTCATTTACTAATTTCTTTTTCATAATTTTTATTTAGTATTTATATATAAATATAGTATAGTATTATATTAGTATATTATATATTATATATTATATATTATATATTATATATTATATATTATATATTTTATAGTATATAGTATATAGTATATAGTATATAGTATATAGTATATAGTATATAGTATATAGTATATAGTATATAGTATATAGTATTATATATTTATATATTTTCAAAGTTACAGATTTTTTTTCTAAAAACAATACTTTTTATAAAACATTAACAAAACATTAACATATGAGAGTGATATTTCAAAATCCAATTACAAAAAAATATGAAATTGGCATTATTATAAAAAAATATACCGTAAACAAAAGAATTAAATTTGATGTTATTTCGGAAACAGGAAGTATTCATGTTGCATTATCTAATAATACCTCTAAGATTGGTTTTGTAGATGAGGATAAATCAAGTAAATTTATTGATAAAATTACTACAAACCTCAGTAAACAAAATCAAGCAAATTATTTAGATTTAGAATATATACCAAATATACTAAAAATTAATATATGACAGAAAAGTCTGAAAATTTTGAAAACATAACTGAGTATTATGCTCAGCTAACTAATGAATCTAAGATATATTTTACTAATACTTTATTTAAATTAGGATTAGAAAAAGTTAGTAAAGTTTTATTTGATTCTATGTTTTCAGATGATATGTTAGAGTATACTTCAGATAATAATTTACAATTACTGAATGATGAAGATGATTCAGATAGTTATATAGAATATACTTCAGAGGATGCAGATAGCATCTTAGATTTAAAACGAATAGATGATAATATTAATAATGATTTATATGTTGTAATTGACATAGATTTAAATTTAATCCACTTATATTCCAACAATTTACAAGATATAGAAAATTATAAAAATGAAAATATATTCTTAAAAGGAATGTTTTTCACAACTGATATAATTAGAGAAAATACAAAAGATTATAAATATTACGAATGTGCTACTATTTTAGGGCAGTTAGAACAAGATATTTGTTACAATTAAATATTAGTATATATTTATAGTATATAAGATAGCTGAGCGTTTATAACCGCCATCTCAGGAGGCACAAAACTAAAAAAAATGATTAGAAATGTAGTTCAAATTCCATACAATTCAATGGATGTTTTCCTTAAAAATTACTTCGATACAAAGGTAGATTACACCTCAGTTAACGATAGTAAAATTAATTATCCACTAGACATTATCCAATCAGATAGTGGGTTAATAATTCAAATAGCTTGTGTTGGAGCAGATTTAGATGATATATCAATAACTACTGCTTTGGATACTTTGCGAATTAAATACGATAAGCCAAAATTAGATGATAGCTACAATTATGTTTTTAAATCTATAGCTCAAAGGTCATTTGACTTAGGGTACAAAGTATCTGCTAAATATGATTTAAATAGAATTGAAGCTAAGTTGTCAAAAGGATTACTATCGATTAGTATACCTTATGAAGAAAATCAACAACCTAAAACAATTAATATAATCTCAGAATAAATTAAAGCTCAGCTATCTATTATGAAAAAAATTAAATCATTAAATATTGAAATTAATACTAAAATTTTAGAACATACTAGTACTAAACTTTCTAAAATATTAGAAAATACTATAAATCCAAATAATATAAATATTAAACAACAGTATTGGATTAAAAAACTTATAGAACTAATGGTTGATGAGATATCATATAAAGATATTAAAATAACTAATACCTCATGGGAATCTGTTTTTGATATGTACAATAAAAAATACACTCCTGAAAAAGCTTCAAAGGAACTTATAAGACTTGATGAAGCTTTATCTGAAAATATTGCAAATAGAATTAAAAGTTTAGAACCTTATCAAGTAGATGGAAAAGCAAGAAGACGTATTTCTAAATTTTTTGTAAAGTATAAAAAAAAGGATGAAATTGAGTTAGATGATATAATAAAAGATTCTAATACATATGATGATTTAGAATTTTCGGATTTACTAAATGCAATAGTAGCAATTAGAGATTACGATAAACATGGATTACAGAAAAGAAAAGATGGTAGTTATGGATTTGTAGATTTTAATGAAGTTGATAATCCTGATGAAAGTATTAGAATACCTGATGAATTATTTAGTCCTGAAGCCTCTAGGAAGATATCTACTGATGATACTTATATAGTCAATCGTAAAAAAGATGTCCTAATACCTTCAAATAGATTTAAATTTAAAAAAGACGCTATTAAGAGATTAGATGCCTTAAAGTCAAATAGAAAAGGTAAAATACCTTATATTCATAATAAATCTATTGATAGTATTAGAATACTTGATGACAAAGGTAATGAATATACTAAAATTGTTGATGGTAATAAAATTCCATACGATTTAAATAAACTTAGAGATTTAATATCAACAAGACCTGAGAAAATGCTGAGTCAAAATATGAAAGCTAAGCATTCTTCAGGTGACTTTGAAGTTGTTTGGAATTTAGGATTACCTGCATTAAGAGGTCTTATTATAGATGAAAGTGACCCAAATAGACCTTTTGTTATAACTTCGACCTGTCCCGGGGCGGGAAGTTGCATCAATGTATGCTTTGCGATGAAGGGAGGATATGTTCAGTATGAAAATTCATTCTTGAAATTAAATAGAATGTTAAATTATTTAATAAATGATTATGATGGATTCAGAAATCAATTGATATCTGAGATAAATTCATTATACAATGGTTTTAGTAAAACGGCTTCAAGAGAAAAAACTACATTTCAACTATTGATTAGATATCATGATGCAGGTGATTTCTTTAGTCCCGCTTATGTTGATTTAGCAGAAGATGTTGCAAATCATTTTGCAGAACAAAAAATACCTATTATATTTTATGCGTATACGAAAGAACCGTCAGCCTATAAGAAGTTAGATAAATTGCCTAATTTTATATTAAATTTTTCAGAAGGTTCAAGATATAAAATAAATTCTATTTTTACAGATGAAGATGAAGATTATAAAAAAACTAAATTATCAGTTATAGTAAATAAATTAAAAGGAGATGTGGATACCGATAATGATGATTTAGTAAACTCAGATAAAGCAGTTGAAGTAACTAAACCAACTTGGAAAAAATATGCT